CCATTATGAAACAGTGTCCAAACACATTTGCCCATGTGCTGACATCTTTCATGAAATTGTCTAGGCTTGTTCCTTCCAAGTCAGCGTCATCCATAAAGTCTGCCAACTCAGGTAAATTTTGCAATGTTCCAAAATCTCTTTCAGGTCTAGTTCTAAATAAGAAACTGTTATACACACTAACAACTGATTTACAATGGTTGTCTAAGGGTGTTTCTCTTAATCTTGCACGATATTCTGCATCTGTTTCTAATTGGTAGCGTGTTAGGTGATTACCATTACGCCACTCTTCTCCACCAAGATACGCTTCGAGGTAAAACTTCCAACGTTCTTTGTAATCCATATACAATTGGTTGCTACTACCAACTGAATTGATATCTTGGTCTAAACTTCTAATAATTGTCATCTCGTAATCCTTCGTGTGGGCTGATGAGTTCCGATGTTATGTCCCCATCTTTGAGGTATTGTGTCTTCTGCTCTGTCTCTACGCACAGGAAACAAGAAATCTACGGCATAACGTAGTGCATCACTCATGTGATCATAACCTGAATCCTTATCTGGTTGACTAGTTCCTGGCTTATATGTGTGCTTTTCCATGCACTCTATTAATCTGCGACATTTAGGATCTATAAACAGTGTTTGTTCGCCTAAACTGTTGCATAGTTTACTATTTACTGCGTTTATTCCGTCCCTAACTGGGTTGTGTTTGTTTGGTGCTTTGACTACAAATCCTGCGTTCTGTAGGATAGTGAGGTCAGTAGCGCCGCCTGCACTTGTCTTTCGTTGTCTTGAAGCTGGGTCTGGCATAACCCACGTGTTTTGTTTTGGGTAGCGTGAATGTATTTCTTCCACTGCTTCTTGGGTATTACTAGAATACATAACGATTTCATCAATGGCGTGTAGGACATTGTCTTTCCTTGCGAGAACAACCATGGTCATAGGGTCTATGTTGAAGTCCATTCCAATATAGATAGTGTTGGGAGTTGCCTCCTCCCATGGTTTAACATTTAATCCTCTATCGTAACTATACCATATTCTGTTAGACACATCCTCCCATGAGGCTTCATACTCTTGTCTAAATGTGCGCTCGTCTAGTTCGTGTCTAGCGGCTTCTATCTCTTCTGGGCTAACATTGCCTCCTTGAAGAGTGGTATAACTAAAACTTTCCCATTGATGTTCGTTGACATCTTCGCCACGCTGATATAAATCGTAGGCCCAGTTCTTTCCTATGGGTGTTGTGATGAATAGTGCGGATCCATTGCGATCTGACAGGGTAGGTCTCAATACTGTTGTCCATGCACGCTCATCAATAAAGGCGAACTCATCCATAATTAAGAAATCAAGTCCGATTCCCCTAAGGTTTTCGAAATTGTCCGCACCTCGAAGTGAAATACGACTATTGTTTTTGAGATGAATGGTTAGATCACTTTCATTGGTCTTGGTAACCCAGTTCATGTCTATAAGTCGACCTTTGATTTCGTCCCACATGATATTGCGTGCCATGCGATATGTGGGTGTTACATAATATGCGTGTTTATTAGGATGTCTACAGAAACGTGCCAACTCACGCATAGCAAGATAACTTTTGCCAAAACGTCTACCAGCACACAGCACACGGAACCTTGCCCCTGACTCTGTTACTGATTTCTGTCCTGTGTTTAATGCCATTAAAGTCGTCTCAACACTGATACAATCTGCGGATCTGGTCTTTCTTCAACCAATTCAAACACACCTTCTGCTAGGATGTCTTGATAGATTTCCCAACAGCCAGGAATATGACCCCGCTTGCACATGTCATGTAGTGCAAGATATCCACCTGGTTTGATCTTATTCTTTAGTAGTTCATAGCCATCACGCTGTGCTTGAGGCCAGTCCATGTCAATGAATGCATAGTGTAGGTCCTCAATGAAACTGACATCTGTAGCGTCTGTAACCAGGCCTTTGACTAGAACAACCGTATCATAGCCTAGTTCATCCAGTTCTGCTTGTATGTGTTCATCAGTATATCTATCGCCATAACGGTCTTTGAGATTATACCAATGTTCCATACACACAGCCGCCATGCTGGCTTTACCACCTGCACGTTGACTGGCTTCACATCGTGTCAACATTTCTTCTACAGGATGTCCCTCATAGGTGTCAAACCCCCATATGGTGTCTGTTCTATCGCCCCATATACGACGCATGTTGGCCAGTCCGCCACCGTAGGCAACACCCATCTCACATCCACGCAACTGTTCATCTGGAAACAGGTCTAGCAATTCTGTTTGATACTTGCGTGTGATTAGGTGTGCACCGTTGTTCTCGTTTAATTCAATATCTAATATCTTCATATCTGTTCGCCTTTAATCGTCTGTCCATGGTAAAACTTGATCTGATTCTGTGTTAACAGGTTGATCACTTTGTCCTAACATGTTCTTGCCTAGCCAAATCAACATTGAACAATTACCACTGAGTGCTAATTTGATCTGTGCTTGTCTTAATCTTTGTTTGGTTTGTTCTTGTCCTTTAACCCAATAATCATAAAAGTTATACTTCATGGTTTCTTCGGGCACACCAAACCATTGTGCGATGTCACGCATGGTGCAACCTAATGTGCTGAGAAAGAATACTTCGTCTGGTGGCACTACCTTTTTGTTGTTGCCACGACCCACTGTGAGCCCTTCCCGAGTTACAGTTCCCCACTTGGGATTCTGTCTAGGTTTGAATACCCACTTTTCTTTTTCTTTCTGTTCAGGAGCCTCGGCGGCTACTTCAGGTTCAATTACAGGATTATTTTGTTCCATAACTATTATTTATATTGTATTCCAACCTTGACTTGTATACACATTTTGCACATCATCAAAGTAACGTTCATACTGTGGTGCTATGTGTTGGTAGGTAAATTGTTGTGCGTGTTCTCGACACTGACGTGCATTCAGTTGCCGTGTGTTGTGTAGTGCATCCACAAAGTCGCGGCGTGTTCTACAACGATAGCCAGTAACACCGTCACGGTTAAACTCTGCAAACGCACCCCAGTCTGGTGATATCACTGGTGTGCCGCTTAGCCAGGCTTCTACCTGCACTCCCCCGAAGGGTTCTAGGTATCTTGATGCTATGAATAGGCTTTGTGCTCGGCTCATTAGATACTTACGCAAGTCTTGATTAGCATAGCCCACGCAGGTTACGTGTTGGGGTGTAGTGGTGTAGCCTAGATCCCTTAAACTGCCTTGTCCAGCAACGATTAGACGTTTGCCAGCGGCTTGAGTTGCGTCAATGGCAATGTCTACACCTTTGTTCCACCCTATTCTGCCTAGGTATAACACATAATCATCCTTGACAGTGTTGTAAGCAAAGTCGTCAGGGTTAAAGTAGTTGGGTATAACCACATGATACCAGTCTTGAGTGCATTGGTTAACACCATCAATGCCTACCATTGCGTTTCTTATTGCGTGACTTTCATACACACGCCAACGTGCCCAGGCTCCCCCGTATCCTATGCCAGGTTCAATGGCAATTAGGTCGGGGTGAGCGTCACTAATGGGTTTCACACCCCAACCCCAGAAGCATAACAGCAAATCGCCTGGCTGTTTGCGACGTTCAATCTCTTTTATGGCTGTGGCGTGAAAGTGGCTATGAGCAGTATCTTGAATATCATAATAGTGGGCGAAACCTAGGTCTCTCCACCGTTGTTGATCTACATACTCATCACCATAGGCTTGTCTATGTTCACGGTCAGTTATGACTGTGACGTGTTCTACATTGGGTTGATCGGGCGTTTGGCTAAGTTCATGTCCATAGTGATATATATGGTGTCCTCTAGGAGCCATCATGTCTAAGAATTTTAGGACTTTTTGTGTGAATGCACAGCCTGTGAAAACAGGATTGGTTTGTGTGTGGGGGATACCTAATACGTGTATACGATGTGTGTTTGCCATTTGTTTCCTTGTGGGTTTTTTATTTAGCCACACAAAAAGGCACTGGGTGCCTTTAAGGTATTAGTAAGCCATACTAAATTTTCACTAGGAAAAGTTTTGACACCGGCCGTTACTCCTGCGTCACATGTATTTAGCAGATTACAGTGTCTTCCAAGTGTTTTTATGTTGTTGCTTTATGTTTTGAATTGTATCACCCAATTTTGTTTCTATCTGTTGTTTAGCCTGGGCATACTTGTCAACCCTGTCAAATTGTGCATCCCATTTCTTTAATCCTTGTGGATTAGCATTGGGCCCAGGATTCTTGTATTCAGCATGATAAGCATTGACTTTGAATATGGTGCTCTTGGCACTTTGGTATTCCTTAAG